GGGCCGAGGCCTTGTGCGTCCGTCGGCCGCCGAGACGCTTGCGGCGCTTGAGCTGCGCGGCCGTGAGCACGGTTGGCTTGAAATAGGACCGGCCGGATTTCGGGGTGCGGATCGCGGCGGCCATGTCGCGGCGGGCCTCGCGCGCAACGGCGCGGATCTCGTCCTTCAGGCCCTGGTCGATCTTCGCGGCGTCGATGGCGAGATCGAGGAACCGCTTGCGGCCCTGGGTGACTTTCAGGTCGATCACGGCGTCAACTCCTCGCACTCCATCTCCAGCCATTCCCGCCGGCCGTCGCGATCGGCCACGGAATGGATCCGCCAGCGGCGCGTGCCTTCGCTGGCATGGGTCCAGGCGGTGTAGCCGTCGCGCCAGCGGATGGTGAGGCGGTGCGTCGCGACCTCTTCGGTCTGCTTGCCGGCGATGTAGCGGCCACCGCGCAGGCCTTCGATCTTGGCCCAGGCGTTCGCGGCGACGGTGTAGGCGTCGGTCAGATCCACGCCAGCGGCGCCGCCGGCTGCCGCTTGGTTGCGGGTCTCCAGCGCGATGCGGTGACGCAGTTCGCCCGCTCCGATGACTGCCATGGTCAGAACCGGAGGATGCGGAACGGGAACAGCAGCAGCTCGGCCGACTTGTTCTCGTAGAACTGCATGCTCGACAGGGCCTGCCGCTCGCGGTTCTGGTAGAGGTCGCCGATTGCCAGCAGCATCGCCGCCTTGAGTGCTGCCGGCACCTTGTCGGCCGCGCCGTAGCCCGCCTCGAAGCGGATCGTGACGGCATTGGACTGGCAGCGCGTGCTCGGCCAGGATTTGCCGTAGCCGAGGAGAATTCGCCCTTCCTGCGCATGCGGGCCGGCCGGCTTCTCGACGCTGTAGTCGCTCGGGTTCATCGTCTGCTCGGCGCCGGCGGCGTCGATGTGCTTGACCGACGTTACGGACACGAGCGGCGGTTTCGGCAGCACGATCGCGCCGCGGGCCGGGAAGGAATCGAGCGTGCCGTCCCAGGTCTGCGTGATCAGCGCGCGGCCGGTCTGGCTCTCGACGTGCTCGCGCGCGGCCTGGATCAGCGCCGTGATCAGCGCGTCCTCGGCCGTGCCATCGACGCGCAGATGCGCCTTCGCCTCGTCGAGCGTGACGGGCTCTGTGGTCGGGGCGGTGACGAGGGACAGGCGCATAACAGGATCAGCCCTTGGCCTTCTTCGCCTTGTGGGCCGTCTCGGCCTTGTTCGGCGGCGACGCCTCGGCCTTGTTGGCGGGTGCGTCGGCCGCCTTCCCGTCGACCCTTTCGAGCACGCCGAGCGCGACGAGGTGCTTGGCCTCGATCTCGGTCATTTCGCGCGTGTCGCCCGGGTTGTAGAGCTGGTCGCCGTCCAGGCGGCGCAGAACCTTGTATGTGACCTTCGCGGCCATCGCGAGATCTCCTCATCAAGAGACAGTCGAGTGAAAAGAGCGGCCCCGCGAAGGGCCGCTCTCCGTTCATGCGCGCGGCTTAGGCGACGCGCCCGAAGTCGCCGTAGATGAAGGCTTCGGGGCGGTAGACCGCCAGGGCGAGCCGCTCCTCGGCGAGCATCGTGACGAGGTTCTTGATGAAGTCGTCCTCGTTCTCCGTGGCGATCTCGACGCGGGCAAGCCACCGGTCGAACACCTGCGCGCCCAGGCGGAACGCGCCGGTCAGGAACTTGTCGACCGTCATGGCCTGCGTGGTCACCACCGGCAGGTTCCACAGGGTCGGCGTGATGCTGCCCTGCGGGTTGCCGATGATGTAGCGCCCCTCCGTGTCCTTCAGCGTCTCGATCCACGCCCAGTCGATCGGGTTCAGGATGTGGCCGGTCGCCGGATACTCGGCGAGCGCCGCCTGCAGGATCGCCAGGCGCAGCACGTCGATGCTGGTCGGGCTCGTCAGCGTGATCGGCGCGGCGTAGGCGGTCGCCTGCGGGACGATGCCGAGCAGGTTCTGACCGGTGCCGTCGCCGTTCAGGAGCTGGGTCTCCTCCTTGTAGGCGAGGCCGTAGCGCAGGCGGCCGTCGATGTAGGAGGCCAGCTGCGAGGCGTCGTCGAGGATCTGGCGCGAGGCCTTCGCATGGTGGGCGATGACCTTGGCCGTCGTGCTGACCAGATCGAACTTGATGTCCGACTGCGGCTTGGCGGCGCCTTCTGCCACCATGCCGGCATTATTGGTGAAGCCCGTCTCCTTGACGTACTCCAGCGCGTTCCCGTCCATGCGGCCGGGCGTGATCAGGTCGCGCACGGTCATGCGGCGATCGGGCGGCGCGATGACGCCCGGCAAGCGCGTCGGCACGACGAGGTCGCCTGCGGCGCCGGCCGTGTCCGTCGTGGCCGACGTGATGACGGCCTTCGTCAGCATATCGACTCGGCCGCGCCGGCTGGTCGAGGCGAGGAAGTTCTTGACCTGCTCGCTCTCGACGAACTGCTGGCCGAGGGTCTTGCGGTCCTCGGGGCCGCCGCTCTTGGCGGCGCGGGCCACCTTCTGCTCGAGGTCGGAAACCTGCTCCATGAGGCCGTTCATCTTGAGGAGCGCTTCGTCGGCCTTCTCCTTGAGCGAGGTCGTCATCGTCTCGCCGGACTTGGCCTTGCCGAGCGCTTCCTCGGCGATGGCTTTGACGGCATCGACGGACTTCTGGAAGTCCGCCTTGACCTCCTGGGCGAGCTGCTCGGCGGTCTTGGTCGGTTCGGGCATGGGTTGTCCTTTCGTGGACAATGAGATGAAGGATCAGCCGCGCAGGAGGGCTTCCAGGAACGCGGCCGGCTCGATCGCCTTCGCCTCGGGCTCCCCCCGAAGATGCGGCGCTGCCTTGCTTGCGATGGCCGCAGCAAGGCTCTTTGAGAAGCCGCCTGCATCCCGCAGGAACTCCTCGAACTCGCGGACGGTCGGCATGTTGCCGGCCTCCAAAATGGATTTGATGCTCGTGACCCGCGCTTCGATGTTCATCGGCATGGTCACGAGCGAGATTTCGCGCAGGTCGATCTTCTTGAGACGCCGCACCCGGCGCTTGTCATCGAACTCGACGCCACCGGAGGGAAGGCCGTATCCGATCGACATGCCGCCGATTTCCTTTTCCTTGAGGTGCTCGTATTTCTCGCGCCCCTCGGACGTGGCCAGATTCAGCTTGCCCTTGACGTACAGACCCTTCGCGTCCTCGGCGATGTCGGTCCAGCGCCCGAGCAGCTTGTCCTGCTGGTGCATCCAGAGCATCGGGATCGTGCGGCGCTCGTTTCGGGCCTTGACCACGCTCTCGATGAACGCGCCGGGCTCGACGACATCGCCGCCCAGGTCGACATTGCCGAAGGTCGAGGCGTAGCCCTCGAACAGGCCGGCCTCGTCGAGGGACTTCGTTTCGAGCGCGAAATCGAACGTCTTCATGCTGCATCCTCCAGCGGCGGGCCGCCGTTGTGGCCGATGCCGGCCTGCGTGATCGGCACGTTCTGCATCTGCATGCGCGGCACATCACCGCCCGGCACCGGCGGCAGGTTCTCCAGCGCGCGGACCTCGTTGATGGTCATCACGCCCGCATTGAGCATGGCGGTATAGAACGCGGCGCGCGCCGCGCTGTCGCCGCGCAGCAGGCCTTCGATGTTGAATTCGATCGTGATGCCGGCCGCGCGATCCTCGGGCGTCAAAAGCTGTTTCCAGATCGCCTGCTCGATGCGCTTCAGCCGACGGCGCAGCGTGAACTTCTGGAACCCCAGCGTCTGCTGCTCGAGCCCTGTACCCCAGCTCGTCGTTTTCTCGGTGTGGCCGACCATGAAGGGCGGAACGCCGAAGAAGCGGCAGACCTCCTCGACCGAGAACCCCCGCGATTCCAGCATCTGGGCGTCTTCGGGATTGATCGACAGCGGCGTCAACTTGCTGCCGCCCTCGTTGATGAACGGGCGGCCGGTGTTCATCGCGCCGATGTACTTGGCGACCAGCTTCGCCTCGACGATGTCGCGCTGCTCGTTGGTCAGGAACTTCTCGAAGGTCAGCGCCACGGAGGGGCGCATGCCGTTCTTGAACATGCTCCCCGCGGCGCGGTCGATCGCCGTCGCGAGGCCGAAGGCGTGACGCCCGTAGGACAGAGTCGACAGGCCGCCGAGCGGGTCGCCGCCGAAGCCGCGGATGTGGAACATATCGGCCTGCGTGACGGCGTAGGCCTGCCCGTCCTCCGTCCAGCGGTATTCGAGATCGCCCGACGCGAGGCGCCGCACCGTGACGATGTCGGGCCGGACGGGCGCCAGCGCCACGACGCGCCGCTGGGCGCGCTCGATCCGGGCATAGGCATTGCCCCACAGCTCGATGCTTGCGGTCGCGAACTCCCAGAAATCGACCGCCGTCTGGTCGGCGTTCGGGCTGTCGTGGAGCACGCGATAAAGCGGGTGGTCCTTGGCGATCGTGCGGGAGCCCTTCGCGTCCGTGCGGTAGACCATCAGCGGCAGCGAGGCGATCGTGCCCGAGAGCAGGTTGACGCACGCCCACGCCGCCGACAGGCCGAGCACGCTCGACGCGGTGACCGTCTCGCCGGCATGGCTGGCGCCGCCCGCCGGGCTCCACCCGTCCGGATTCGTCAGCGACAGGGCGCGACGCACGATGAGAGCGGCTTTGCGCCAGAGGCTCATCGGGCACCCGCCAGGGCCGCGAAGTATCCGTTCATGCCGTCCATCGCTCCCGGATTCATCGACATCAGCGCCACCGCGTTGAAGGCCGCCATCAGCGGATCGATCTTCGCCGTCCCGGCCGCCTGCTTCGTGATGACGATCGCGTTGCCCTTCGGCTCGACCCGGGCGTTGCCGACCGCCCAGGCCGTGATCTGCTGGCCGGCGTGGATCAGCTCGCCGCTGGCCAGCTTCACTTCGGCGGTCTTGATCGCGCCGGTGAGCTTCCAGCCCTGCGAGACGCCGACGACGCGGTCCTGCCCTTCGATCCCCGCCTCGGCCAACGCGTCGACGATCATGCCGACGCCCATCGGGTCGAGGCCGACCTGGTGGAGCAGGCCCGCCTCGTCGACCTGCTTGGCGATCGCGGCGGCCTGGGCGAAGGCCTCGGGCATCTCATCGACGATCGCGAGTTCGCCCGCCGTCTCGAAATCGAGCAGTCGCGGCGCCTCGCTCTTGC